GGTCACACAAGGCCTCGCTACGACTCCGTTTTCGCTGGGAGGGTTAGATATCATACAAAAGCCTCCTGAAAGAGGACAAGAGCTTGATCCACTGGTCTTTAGAGGCATCACTCCCCTTCGGATGGAAGCTATTCAAATCATCAACAGCGTTTTAAACGTAAAAAGAGTTAACGATGAACCGACGGGAGAGTCTTTTTACCCCGACTCTGGTTTTACGACGATCGCACCTTCTTATAAACCACCCCTCATCGACGGCGCCGACATCGGTTGGGACGCAGCTTTCGACTATTATGAAGTCGCGCAGATCATGTCAAATGCAGGTTTCGAAGTTAGAGGCTCTGATGGAAAATTAAAAACTGTAGATTCTTATACAAAGGGACCCAACGCTAGGGTTGCTGGTTTCCAGACAGCAGCGGACGCGGCAGCGGCTGCTGAAAAATGGATAAAGGAATCGCCTATTTTAGCAGCCGGCAGAAATTATACGACGTGTGGAGAGTTACCAGGGTATGTTTATTCGCAGCTATTAGAGCGGAAAAACTTGCCACAGAAGAAGTACCAACCCCCAGACTATGAGTTCAATAATCAGTATTATAAAGTAAAAGGCGCTGTAAGAGAACAAAGCATATCAGGTCGTGGTCTTGGGGGCGTCATGGCTGCGGCTAGAGGTATGGAAGATGAAATAGAAAAAAATAATAGGTACGACCGATGCGCGCTCCGCGGGACGATATTTGTCATTACTCACCCGTATGCTTTGGCGGACCAAAACTTTTGGATGGACGAAGGCTTAGGTTGTCCTGAGCCAGGTGACGCTATCATATCAGGAGGCCACCCCCACGGTCTCGGCGCGCCTAACAGCGTATCTGGACACCACCCTTCACATTTTATGCGCCGCCGTCCACACGGTAATTTACAGAACTTGGAGATAACGCACATCTCACTATTTTATGAAAAAAAAATAATTAAGAACGTAGAATACTGGTTTACCGCTGATGCTGGACAAGGTGGAAAAGCAAAACAAGGGGCCAAGATAAAAAAGAAGAGAATTTATAGGCACAAAAATAAAGGAATCATTGTAAAAGATGAAACAGACTCAAACTATCTTGATGGCGAAAAAAAACTAAGAACGATTATTGGATGGGTCAACATCGACAAAGTTCCTGATTTTAAAAGAACCTGAGGCCTCATGACACGACAAGCGCGTCTTTGCGTATAGATAATAAAAACACGATGGCAACTATAAACTTTAAGAGTGTTGGTCAAACCCAGCAACAAGCTAAAGATGAATTTACTCTTTCTACGCTAGTCCCAATCGGTATAAAGACGCCGCTTCGTCTCAGTAGCAAGCTTGGACTTTTTGAGATGAATTATAGCCTAGAAGACCAGACCGCAGACAATTTGCGCAACCTGTTACAAACTAACTGGGGAGAAAGAGTGGGACTGTATGACTTTGGTGCAAACTTAAGGCCGCTGACGGCTGATTTTTCTTCTCAAGAAGATTTTGATAACGAAGCGGTGTCTCGTATAAAAAACGCTGTAAGCAGGTGGATGCCGTATGTAGAATTGATAGAATTTACTTCAGAGGTTGATAGGTTAGAAAACCAGAGCACGGGTATCATAAAAATAACGGTTACGTATGACATACCTCGTATACTTGTTTCTAATAAGAAAATTCAAGTAGTTTTATATGTAATCTAAGGTTTTATTAACATGGCCGACAACAGAATTAGAAGATACCTTGCTCGAGACTTTGATTCATTCAGAACCGAGCTACTTGGTTACGCTCGTCAATACTATCCTGATCAAATACAGGATTTTTCGGAAGCTTCAATCGGTGGGCTGTTTCTCGACATGGCAGCTTATGTCGGCGACAACTTATCTTTCTATCTAGATCATTTGTACGGAGAGCTCGACCCGGAAACAGCTGTCGAAAACATCAATATAGAAAGAGCTCTGATAAATTCTAACATACAAATTACGGGTGCAGCTCCTTCTTCTGTTAAAATAACCGCATACATCGAAGTGCCTGTGGCGACACCAGGAGACGCCACTCCTAATGTTGATTTGTTACCGATAATAAAAGAAGGTACGACTTTTTCTTCTGAAAATGGAATAACTTTTACGCTAGTAGAAGACATTAAGTTTGCTTTAGATGTTAATGAAGACGGAAATTACTCTTTAAACCCGCAGACCGAAAGAAGAATTGGCAGAGTTAGAAATGATGGAAAGGTTCTATCGTACCTGTTAGCGTTGAGCGGCGTGTGCGTTTCTGGACAAGAAACTACTCAAACTTTTTCTATCGGTGGGTTTATTCCATTTCGAAGTTTAACTTTGAGTCAGGGAAACGTCACAGAAATTGTAAAAGTTTATGACGACAAAGGAAACACATACTACGAAGTTGGGTCTCTAACCCATGATGTTGTGTATAAAAATGTTAATAACGCCGCTAGCGATAACGTACTAGTGAAAGACAGCCTCAGAATACTGCCCGCTCCATACAGGTTTGTAAAGTCCACATCATTAAGAGAAAGAACGACAACGTTGACATTTGGGGGCGGATTTGCGGAGTCTTTAGACGATGATATCATACCAGACCCGTCAGAGTTTGCTATCTCTTTTCCATACTCAAAAACCATGTCTAGAGTGCCTGTTAACCCAGAAAAACTTTTAAAGACAAACACTTTGGGTATCGCAGCAGCTGACACAACTCTGACCGTTGTTTATAGATACGGCGGCGGGTTAAATCACAATGTGTCCGTCGGTTCGATTAAATCAATCTCTGACCTTACCATGGTCTTTCCAAAAAGTCCAAACAACACTAATAATTCTAAAGTTAGAAACAGCTTAGAAATAACTAACCTAGAGAGAGCAACCGGCGGTGAGGACGCTCTGACGAAAGAAGACCTCGTCGCGCTGATCCCACTGGTAAAAAACTCTCAAGAAAGAATAGTAACAAAAGAAGATTTGCTCGCGCGGATTTATACGATGCCTTCAAACTTTGGAAGAGTCTTTAGAGCTTCAGTTGCGTCGAACCCCAATAATCCTCTTTCAACGCAACTTTTTATAATTTCTAGGGATTCGACCAATAGGTTAATAATTTCTCCTGACACTCTCAAGATCAATCTAAAAAAATATCTAAATTCATATCGAATGATATCTGACGCGATCGACATCCTCGATGCGCAGGTAATAAACCTACAGCTAAAGTTCGAAGTAGTGATAGACCCAGCTTTGAATAAAACGACTGTTTTAGCTTCAATATTGAACAATCTACAAAAACAGTTCAACGTAAAAAGAATGTACATCGACCAACCGATCGTTATATCGGACGTTGTGTATACTATCTTTACTGTTAGCGGAGTTATCGCTGTCGATAATGTTCAGTTCGTCAACGCAGCGGGGCTTATCAATGGAAGAGAATACAGCTCATCAACTCACGATATCAAGTCATATACTAAGAGGCAGATGATCTTTCCACCGCCAGGTGGAATCTTTGAAATAAGATATCCTGAAGTCGATATTATAGCAAAGGTGGTATCCTAATGTTTCGAACGTTAAAGGCCGATAAAGATGCGTATATTACCAATAAATACGTCAACGATGTCAGACAATTGAGCGGCAACACGGGCATCGCAGGGTCTCTAGATCTTTTTAAGCTTTACGGAATAATCCAAACGACAAGCGGCTCTGAAAAAATACCACAAACTGAATTATCTAGGCTTCTTATACATTTTGATTTAGATCCCCTTCGAAATCTAGTGACAGCAGGAAAAATAGATACGGCTCACAACAGCTTTAAATGCCTTCTTAATTTAAAGGACGTATACGGCGGGCAAACAACTCCGAGCAATTTTTCTGTAGATGTTTTTCCTCTTTCAGCGTCTTTCGATGAAGGTCTAGGGAAAGATGTTGCGTACTATTCGGACAAAGACAAAGTTAACTTTATTTCTTCATCAAAAGAAGCTGCATGGTTTGGAGAAGGTTGCACCCTAGCATGCTTCTCTACTGGTTCAGGAGATTATATAACTAGCTCTTTAACAATATCTGACACTAAGGTATCACAAGCTTTCGTAACAGGAGAAGAAGATCTTTTGGTTGATGTTACGAATATTATTTCTGCGACTTTAAAGGGTGACCTACCCGATAGCGGTTTTAGGATATCGTTAAATGAAAGTGCAGAACTAAATTCACAAACTTACTTTGTCAAGAGGTTTTCTAGCCGACATGCATATGATGAAAGCAAACGTCCAAAAATAATAGTGAAATTTGACGATTCAATATCGGACGACACGTCCAATCTGTTCCTAGATTCGCCAGTTTCTTCTAGCTTGTTTTTGTATAACTATGTCAATAACCAATTAACAAATTTACTCTCCGCTAGTCAAAGTGTAACAGGCTCGAACAGCATTCTTTTAGAATTACAAACACAAGTTTCCGGTGTTGGAACATATTCTCTGTTTTTTACAGGATCCCAACATTCTTATGGAACGAGTCTTGCTACGGGTATTTATTCTGCATCAATTAGCTTGCCGCTAGCGAACGCGAACCTAAAAACAAAATATGCACAGTCTGGATCAGTAACATTTACTCCTATCTGGAGTTCTATAGACAGAACTGTAGCATATATCACAGGTAGCTCTGTAACAGCATACGCTCCTAACCGCTCAACAAAAAGGCTTAATCCGCAAAAATATGTCGTCAATGTAATCGGTTTAAATTCTGAATATTCAGAGAATGTTGACGTAACGATGAGAGTCAACATTTTTGATGAAAATAGTCCAATTATTTTTGCAAAGAGAAAGCCCGTAGAACTTCCTGGAATAATTTTAAGAAATTCATATTACGCCGTCCGAGACGCTGCGACTAATGAATACGTCATTCCTTTTGATTCAACGACAAATTCAACAAAGCTTAGCAGCGATTCTGCAGGTATGTATTTCAGTATCAACACTTCTGCTTTAAGTCCACTGAAATCTTACGTCGTTGATATAATGATACTAGTTGACGGACAGGAGCAAAGATATTTGAATGCTTCTTCTACGTTCAGAACAAAAAAGCTTTAAGATTATCAAAACATGTATACTCCTTCATTTTTAAAAGCATCTTTAACAGATACGAGACCCAAATCATTAACGTTCAAAGATTTGGTTGATTCCAACATATCTAGCACATCATCTTTTAAATATGAACCAATAAATTATCCCTTAAAAAGTACACAGCAGCTTAATCTAGATTGGTCGAAGTTTGAAAACCACACTTTCTTTTCTTCTGCGGAAGTAAAAGTTAATATGGCGTTTGATCAGATCATAAACGGATATCCGTTCGACGGTAAAAAACCTGAAGTCGAATCTTTCTTTGAAAAGCTTGGCGGGTTTGAAAAATGGGTTTTTGATCAATTTCCAAAGTTTGCAGGTCAATTACACTTTTCAGGTTCTTGGATAAACGTAAAAGATTCTGCGGGGTGGTTATATCCCGATCTTTCTAAAAACAAATCAGGCGAGTCTTTTTTAAACCCGCCGATCAACAAATCTTTTACCATAGAGACTCAGGTTTTTGTACCGAATCAAAGTAATCTAACTCAAGTCATCTTACAAAAAGTATCATCAGATCTCGCCCAAGGGTTCGTTTTTCATCTTGAACCATCAATAACATCTTTTGTAACTGCGTCTTTTAGCATCACTTCTGGAAGTGTCCATAATTCTGTTTCAACAGTTCTAGAAAAGGGAAAGTTCAATCACGTTTGTTTATCCCTTAATAGAGAAACCGGTGACAATTTTCTACAGTTTTTTGTAAATCAATCTTTAAGAAGCGAAAGCAAAAAAGATAAAAGCATACAAGCGTTTGATGACACATCAGAACTACTGATTGGATCTGGATCGTCTTTCTATTTGAACGGAATCTACACAACTCCCGCACAAACGTTCAGCGGAACTTTAGACGAACTAAGAATTTTTCACTCATACAGAACATTGCAACAGCAAAAGTTGTACAGCAGCAAAGGTTTATATTCAACAGATTCTTTAAAATTGTATTATCGTTTTAACGAACCGTCGTCTTCTCTGTCTTCGAATTTAAGTGACGCTGTCAATTCTATCGTCTTGGACAGCTCAGGTAATTCTCTACACGGATACATCACAAACTTCACTACCTCTCTGAGACAATCAGCGTCGGATGATGATCTAAACCCTATAAAAAATGAAAGACCAGAGTTTAAAACTATTTTATTTCCATACAATCCAGGTGTCATATCGTTAAACTCAAATCTTTTGGCGACAGCTAGTCTATATGATGATGCAAACCCAAACTTAATCACAAAGCTGATACCACGTCACTATTTGAGAGAAGGAGCGTTACAAGAAGGGTTTAGCAACACAAACATCGAAGGTAACATTGGAAGTAATTACGGAGGAGAAGGTATACCAGGACAAGGTAAAATAGGATCGACACAAATTATTCTATCTTTTCTTTATATTTGGGCAAAGTTTTTTGACGAAATTAAAATGTTTGTTGATGCCTTTAGGACTCTAAAAACTGTCGATTACAATTTTTACGAAACTGTACCAGACAATTTCCTTGTAGACTTTATAAAATCTTACGGAGTGTATCTACCCCCCCTTTTTAACAGCTCGAATATTCAACAGTATGTAGACGGAGAAGACGTAACGAAGATAGAGGTCAACGATATGTCGTTGAAAAAAGTACAAACGTACTTGTTGAGAAGAGTGCTCGTTAATATGCCCGATATTCTTAGGTCAAAAGGAACGCAGCACAGCATACGATCTTTCTTAAGATCGATAGGTATCGATCCAGACAGCAGTCTAAGAATTAGAGAATTTGGGGGACCTTCGACCAAACAATTCGGAAGTTGTAAAGAAACAAAAACAGACTACATAAAAATGTTAGATTTTTTGTCTTCTTCTCTTGTCACAACTTCGTATCTTTCTGCTTCAAGAGTTGAGCCTGGGTATCCTTCCGTGGTAGGTCCCTATGTCGATGGAATTTCAACATACGCTAGCGATGGTTTATTAACATCAGGTTCATGGACCTTTGAAGGTCTTTATAAGTATGGAACAAAAAATCTTGGTAGGTTGGCAGGAGAACAGTCATTAGCACGGTTCGAAGTCACGGGTTCATCTACAACTGCTCAACCTGGGTTAGTAGTTAACTTAGTTTCTTCGGGATCTTTATATGCATATTTTCGACCTGGAGCTAATTCGTCATCCCCCGTCCTAACGTTATCCGTGCCGGCGGACGTGTTAGACGGAGAAAAATGGAACGTATCGTTTGGCAGGTATCGTAACGATTCTATCGACAGTAACATATCTTCGTCCTATTTTCTTAGAGCTGCAACTCAAAACGCAGGAGAAATTTCTAAGATTTACATGACGTCTTCTTTTTTTAATGAAACGCCTTCAGGAGAAGCGAACGTATTTCAAGTAATAAGCTCAGCGAACAATGCGTCTGGATCGAAAATATCAATAGGAAACAACCAGAATATACCAGACGGAGGTATGGGTTATTTGTTTTTGAACAGTACTTTGGACGTGGGTAATTCTGCAAGAACATCAAACTTTGTCGGTCAAGTAAGCAACGTTAGATTTTGGTCGAAGGGTTTGACAGAAACAGAGTGGAAAGAGCACGTAAGAAATTATAAATCTTGGGGCGTCGAAAATGCGCTGCTAAACTACAATTACGTGACAAAAATGTCTGGATCTTTTGAAAAGCTTCGTCTAAGTACTATAGAGAAACAAGAAAATAGTTCCGCTGATGCAAACGGAGAAATACTACTTTTAGACTTCAGCGAAAACCAATTTTTTGGATTAGGAACAGGTTTCGCGGCTTCAAAAAGTGCATATGTTAACGACATTGTTACTTACAGCTATGTTTCTCCTTATTTTGATGAATATTCGACGAGCGAAAAGATAAGAATAAGGAGCTTACAAAACGAAGAAAATTTAGAAGAATTTTCCGGAGCAACGTTGGGGTCTATCTACGAACTTCCTGCCGGCGAAACCCCTTTAGACGATCCGCGCTTATCGATTGAGTTTTCTTTGATCGATGCGCTAAATAGAGATATCATAAACATATTTGCGACTCTTGATGCGCTGTCAAACGCGGTTGGAGCACCAGAGTTAGCATATTCTCCCGATTATCCAGACCTAGAACGTCTCAGAGACGTTTATTTTAATCGTGTTTCCGAAAAATTAAACTTCAGAGGGTTCTTCGAGTTTTATAGGTGGTTCGACACGTCCATCAGCACTTTCATTCAACAATTAGTTCCACGTAAAACTCGGTTTAAAGGCACCAATTTTATAATAGAATCTCACATGCTTGAGCGGCACAAGATAGAATACCAGTCTAGCGAAATATATCTAGGCGATGCCACTCGCAGTCGTATCAGAGACACCCTCCTTGTACAGCAGGTTGCAGGAAAAATCGGTAAATATTAGATAAAGGTTTTATGACGGTATTTATCAAGAATTTTTATTCAACAACCCAGCAATATCAGAGCATCAATCGTACGGCTTTTGATGAAGGCCCGATCGTGTACAACAGGTTTGTTGGTGTCAATTCTTCGAGTATCAATACTTCCGAGGTCGATCAGTATCGACAAGGCGTAGAAATCACTCAAGAAAAGCATACAACCGGTATCGTAAAAATCTCTGCCGGAACTGCTGGGCATATAATCAAACCTGTTAGCTACGGTATAAACGACCTAGATATAATTTCGACAGAACACTTTTTAGAAATAGACTATTTCGATCCAATCTTGTACCTAAAAGCTCAAGAACCAGGCTCAACGTTAGCGCAAAGCATAACCTTTCCCATAATAACGAGCGACTGTAACCAACAGGAAAACTATACTTTAAACGGTATCATTGAGCCGTTCAGCATTCGACCTATCGCATCTTTCTATTCGATAGAATTTCCTTTTGAGTCGCATGCAGTTAGAGGAAGCGTCATGGGCGGAAACGCTGAAAACTGGAAGTTTTCTAGTGACGCTGTCCTGACTGTCGACTACCAACTGACCCAGTTAACTAAACCAAAATCTGTATACTTTTCCAGCAGCTTAGGATGGCTGACATCATCTTTTGAAGGAAATAGATCTTATGAAAACAGGTCTTGGTTTTTGGACGCGTCAGAATCATTGTTGACAGGATCGATCAAGCCTAATGCAGAAATACCCAAATTAGGAATGGGCTATCTGAATTCAGACTTTAATTTTACGGATCCGTTTAATGATTCGAAAGTTTACTTAAAATCTTTAGGTATCAATGTTTCTACGCACGGAGAAGACATGATGACCGTATTTCTGACGATGACAGGGTCTTCAGACAATTACATTCCGCCCGGAAAAAAGTCTGGAGCTGCCGGTTTTATATACGATAGTTCTGGTATCTCAGGGACTGACTCGATCGCATTTGGAGGCATGGCTTACTGATGGCAACTAGCAAATCGCTTAGAACACCCCCTCCAAGAGTGCTCGACAACTACGTCGTGTCCACGAAAAAAACGTTTAGTGAGCCTCGTACAGTACCGGACGCTAAATTTTACACGGCTGGAACTTACGCAATTACTTTTGAAAGCGCGGTCGTCATTGGGGGTTTAGACGGCGACGAAGGTTATTCAGTTTCAAATCCTATAGGCTTTGACCTACAGATAAATGGAAAAACTTACAGAGAATTTTCTGTTGCCGCCGCAGGTTGGATGATGCTACGAGATCCAGACGGAGGATCAACTGGAGCTAATTTTTACAACGATATTATAGACGCTTCAGGCACGATAAGCACAAATCAGTACATCTTGCCAGACTTTTTGTATGACCACATCCTTCTTGCTCCGTGGTTCGATGGAATTTGGATAACTTCTTCAACTGTCGAACAGTTGAAAAACGGACTATATTTGACAGATTTTACCCCCCAAGTTTTGAATAACATAGCTACGGGGGCAGATACAAATAGATGGCCTTATGACTCAATAGATCATGGAGTTAGATACGTCAATGGATACGATTCAAAAGCCGGCAAGTACTTGCTTGTTAGATGGACTTCAACAGAAGACCAATACAACAGTCGATTGAAATTTGAAGTCGCTGTATTCGAAAACGGCAAAATCGAGTACAGATATTGGCCTAGGTTGCAGTATACTCGACCGGCCTTTTACGGATTTTATGAACGTTTGTATGGAACAGTCGGTGCGTTCTGGTCCGGACCTTCAATGGGGTCTAACAAATTTAGAGACCTCTCGACGCTTTTGGATTACAACACAGAAAGAGCGCTGTCTGAATACGGAGGCGCCAGTTATTCTGCAAGTTACTCAGAGACTTCTATACAATCTCCGTTCGTGAGTCGTCCTTACTCTGTAAACGTACCTACATCATCATGGCCTTTGAACGGAGCGGTGATCACACTCTCGCCACCCGTGAATCCTGGAAAATTTTTACCTCGAAAAATAATTTCTTCTCTCCCGTCTACAAAAGACTTGGTTCCGCTAGCCGGGCTTTTTGACGATAGAAAGACTCTTAACTTTGTCGATAACAGCAACGTCGTTGTGCATATGCCTTCGACGTTGCCTTCTAGATTAATCGGTAACACGAGCAGTGATATCGATGTTTCTCTTAGACAACTACTCTTCACGAGCGGAAGTTTACAAGTCACGAGCAGCATGAGAAAGCATGTTGTCAATTCCCAATTAGAAGTCTTCAATTCTCTTGAACGTTTAAACGCTCCATTTGACTTTTCTTTCAATGAGTCACAAAAGAGCTACCAAGAAGTTTCAGCTGCAGTCGATGGGTTTTACGCGACAGGTTCAGCTTTAGAAATCTTTGGAGACGGTTTCACTGCGCCTCTGAAATCAAAAACGCAATTCCACTTTTCTCTTCCCATAACAAAGCAAGTAACGATGCCACCCGCATCAGCGTCTTTGTACTATTATGACAGCGATAAAAAATCATGGGCATTACCGAACGTAAGCAGCAATCCTAAAAAAAATCGTGAAACTTTAGTCGCTGCAGCTAATTCAGAAGCGGAAATAACTCAATTTTTCTTTTTTCTATCTAGCATCTATAGAGTAACAGAAAACTCGATACTTTTTGATGCTGTTGGTCGAAAAACAGTCTCTGGGTCTTTCGCACCAGACATTTATGGACAATCAGCTTCCGAGATCGGAGCAATTTTTAACAAAAGAGTTGCGGACGGTGTGCCGACATTCAGAGGAGGTCCGCAATTGGTCGGAAGCGCTATCTCTGAAAAGTATAGAAAATCTGTAACAGATGACCCAGACTTTTATCCACAAAAAAGTCAGATGATTTCTTTCCCAGCAGACTATCCTTTCTTGATCGAAAAAATAGTCGTGGATATTCCGCTTTACATTTCGGGCGGTTGGTTCGAAGATCGTACGACTTGTAACAAGGCTTTTGGCACAAATTTATTGGGCACGGCAACAGGCCACACTTCAGGAGCGATTGACTTTGGAGGCCCAGGATTAACTTTTGCGATAATGTGTCCTCGAAAGGGTCTCAATAATTCTTACATGGATCTAATCGCTTCAGGAACAATAACCAGCGTCGGAGACAACATTTCAGGGACTTTGCTCTATAAAAATCCTGGAATGTCCCACTATTTCCTGAGGCCAATCGGGTTTAAATCTTTTTCCAACCCGACCACTGTTTTATCAGGAACAAACAACGTTTTCCATGGAACAGCTAGGTTAGAGCTTGAGTCATCCATCGCAGGAGGACTGACGATAGTTAGAAATGATCGATCTCTATCTGGTTCTGCAAACGCTACCATCATGGATTCAAATCGCCAAGCTGCAGTTTCATTATTGACAAACTATTCGCTTTTAGCCAACGGCGGAACAGAATACAACACTAATGATCGAAGCAGTACTGCCGATGTTTCTCTTTATTTGAATAGATCTCCAAGAGTATACATTCAACAAATTAGTCCGCTTTCGCGCGGGGCATCGGGATTAGAATTTAATGGAAATTCCATTTTAGGCGGAACGATAGCTAACTA